CCGCCTCACGGTCATCCCACCGCAGGTTCACGCTGAAGACGTGCCTCTCATCCACTCCGCCGCTCTGCTCCTCAGCGGTCGTCCCGTCATCCTCGGGCTCCGGTGGCGCAGCCCCGGGCCGCCCGGCCTCTGGCTCCACCCGCTCGTTCGCGTTGCTGCTCCCGCCGCCGCCCATCTCCTCGAGCACCAGCAGCTCCAGGCCATCATGCAGCCGCTGCAGCTCCTCCTCATCGAACCCGAGCAGCCGCGGATCCAGATCAATCGCCGCCAGCTCCTGCGCCAGCAGCTCCTGGTCCCACGTCGCACCCTCTGCCAGGCGGTTGTCCGCCAGCAGGTACGCCCGCCGCTGCTTCTCATCCAGGTGGTCCAGCACCACCACGGGCACCTCGACCAGGCCCAGCAGATGCGCCGCCTGCAACCGACCATGGCCCGCCAGGATCCCGTCCGCGCTGTCCACCAGGATCGGGGCCGTGAAGCCGAACTCGCGGATGCTCGCCGCGATCTGCTCCACCTGGCGCTCCGAATGCACCCGCGCATTGCGCGCATAGGGCCGCAGCCTCTCCAGCGGCCACATCTCCAGCCGCTTCGCCATCGCAGGAATGCTCGTGTCGCTCATGCCCTCATCCAGCCATCGCAACCATCGTGACGCAACCACCCGCCCGCTTACCGGGGCATCCTTCCTGAGCAATTTCTGGTCGGTGGGCCCTCTATTCATGCACCAACCTTTTCTCAACAAGCCCCGCTTATTGAGAAACCCAGTCAGGGACTGGCTTTCGCAACCCAACAAAAACGCTGTCTCTAGCGAAAAATCGGGGCTCGCGGACCCGCAAGGGGGTCACCCCTGGAAGGACCCAAGGCCGTGGGGGTGGGGGGGTGGTTGCGGTGCGGTTGCGGAGAGGTTGCGATCAGGAGCGCCCGTAACCCCTGCCCATGGCCCCCAGGGAGCGCAGGATGCCCTTCTCCAGGGCATCCTCGATGCGCAACTCTGTGCGCGCCTGGAGGGCAGGGGACCACTTGCCACCGGTGTAGATGGCATGGATGGAAGGGCCGTAGATGGTCTCCAGGGGTAAGCGCTCCTTGCCCTTGCGCCTGAAGGGCAGCCCCTTGGCCATGAACCCAGACTTGATCAGCGTGCGCTTGCCACCACGGAAGATGCGCATGGAAAGCCCCTTCTTCGTCTGGAGGGGCTTGAACTGCATGGCGGTGATGGGCTTGCGAGAGGTGGTGATCACCGCGGACTGACCATCGGAGGCCACGCGAGCGTTTGGCACGTCCTGCTTGATGCGGCCAGCGGAGAGGCTGTAGCGCTGGCCGATGGACTTGGCCAGAGTGGTGCGGCCTGCTCTGGCGGCGTCACGGACACCGGCCTTGATGGCCTTGTGGATGACGCTGTTGGCCTGCTTTCCAGAGAGAGCGGCCAGGAACTCGGAGAGCTCTCGATCACCACGGATCTGTGCGCTGATGTCGATCCTGGCCATTGCTCTGGTGGTGGTGTGGTGGATCAGGTGAGCCGAACGCAGACGCCATGCTCGGTGCTGGCGTGATGTCGTCCGACGGAGAAGGAGACCTTGTGGCGACGCGCGAAGGCGTTGGCACAGGAGCGGATGGTGGGGAGCTGTTCGAGGGGGAACAGGAAGAAGTCTGCCACCTGGAGGCGGTTGAAGGGGTGCTTGCGGCGGGCGTCGGTGGGATCGGATTCGGGGGTGATCTGTGAGCCCTTGAGGAGGGTTGCAGGGATGGCCATGGGTGTGGCTGAGGGTGGTCGGAATGGTTGTAGCACACGGCGGGAGTGGTGCCTGGTGGGCTGCTGACCTCCGCCAACCTTGCCAACCTGCCAACCAACTTCCATTCGTGGGTTAAACGGCCCGTAACCCCCCCTATCCTCCCCTTCTATTCTCCTTTTACCCTTTAGGTTAGTAGGTTAGTTAAGGTTAGCAGACCCGTTGGTAGGCAAGGGGTTTCGGGTTTTTGGAGGTTAGCAGGAGGTTAGTTGGAGGTTGGCAGGTTGGCAGGAGGCCACCACCCGTTGAAGGGTCGGTTGCCAACCTGCTGCCAACCTCAGACCAACCTCAGCGAGGGGGCGTGAAGACCCACCTGGAGGAGCCTGCGATGGTGCGTCGGGCCTTGCTCCAACCGAGCTCACGCATGATTGAGGCGACCTGCATCTGATCGGCCCGGGTCTGGCGTTCGACGGGCTTCTGGATGGCTTGGGTGAGGAGCAGCTCGGAGGTGATGGCGTCGTGCTGGTTGGCTGGCGCTCGCAGCCAGGCCTCGATGGGATCACGCCAAGGGTTGGAGACCTGGTAGGCCTCGTTCTCGCGGTTGACGGTGAGCGCGAGATCGAGGGGGAGGAAGTTGGGCGCGCCAGCGCGGTAGGCGTGAACGGCGGCGGACCAGATGGCGTCGCGCTCGGCCGCGAGGGTGCCCGTGTCGATGGGGTTGGCTTCGTTGCGAGTGGTGGGGATCACCCAGAAGCGGCGGTTGCCCGTGTCATCGACCAGGAAGCCCTCGGTGCGGTTGGTGGAGCCCACGATGATCCCGCGGCGCGGGCAGGCCTCGACCGCCTTGCCGTAGGGGGCCCGGAAGAGGTCGGACTGCGTGGTGAGGAAGGCCTTGACCTGCCCAGCGTGCTTGCGGGAGGTGACGTGATCGAGCTCGGCCCATTCCATGATCCAGGAGCGGTGGAGCTTCAGCAGGTCATCCTTCGAGGAGAGGTCACCGAGGGAGTCGGAGAAGAAGGGCCCACCAAGGCAGGACCAGAAGGAGGACTTTCGGGCTCCCTGGTCGCCGGAGAGGATGCAGGTGGTGTCGTGCTTGGTGCCCGGCTCGAAGGCGCGGCGGACGGCCCCGAGCAGGGTGCAGCGCAGCATGTGGTCGTAGAGGCTGGGCTGCCCCAGGGCGGCGTCTTCGGGGCGGAGGTATGCGGTGGCGAGGCCCTCGATGTAGGCGGGGGCCACGGTGGCGGCCACGTGCTCCAGGTAGAGGGTGACGGGGTCGTAGGGGTTCTCGCGGGCGACCTGAACGAGTGCGTCGATGGCGAGGTCCTTGGAGACCTTGAAGCCTTGATCGGCGAGGGTGAGGTAGAAGCGCTCTGCACCTTCGAGGGGAGCGCCATCGAGCTCGACCTGCTGATGGAAGACGTTCCAGCGGATGCGCTGCCCATCCTGGGCCTGGTGGCGGAGCATGAAGAGCAGCTCTGCCGCTTCGAGCTTCTGCGGCTTGGCGAGGGATGGGGCGTAGGCCTGCTGGGGTGGCTGCTGGGGCGAACTATCCGGCGGTTCCGGATGGTTGGCTTGGCTGGCATGCTGCTGCGGCCGCGGCGGTGGCAGGACGGGCCGTGCGGCGCGGGTGTGATAGCGAAGGCGATCGAGGAGCTTGTCCTCGGGGGTGGAGGGCCTGCAGCTGCGTGATTCGGCCCCGTCGAAGCGCCGCCAGGCCTTCCGCTCGTCGAAGTCGCGGGCCTTGGTGCAGGCGGCCTGGATGTGAAGGGCGAAGGCCTGCGAGGCGGTGAGATCTGGGCTGTGGCCCTGGGCGCGGATCCAGGCCTCGGTGCCCCGCAGATCGAGCGCCAGGCGCAGCTGATCGTCGTTCCATGCCCCTGGGGTGCCACCGGACTCGATCAGCTCGCGGGAGTCGCGGGAGACGAAATCGAGCAGAGGCAGGGTGGTGCCCTGGAGGGGCGGTGGCAGGGCCTGGGGGGTAAGGAGCGGTGTGGGCTCGGGCTCGGGCTGATCGAGGAGGAGCTCGATCAGGGCGGTGGGAGCATCGACCAGGGCCTGCTCGGTGGGGCCGCGGCCTTTGAGCCAGCGGTAGCCGGTGGTCTCGGGGTGAGCGCCCAGGACAACTGACTGGTGACCGGTCCATCGCAGCTCCAGCTGCTCGGCCTTGCCTTGAGCATCGGTGGCACCGGTCTTGAAGACGCGGCGACCACGGAGCGCCGGCCAGAACTCGGGCGGGATGCGGTAGATGATCTGGAAGCGGCCGTCCTTGCCAGAGGTCATGGCGAGGGACTTGGGTAGGTCCCGCAGGGGGAGGCCGAGCTCCTCGAGCTTGCTGGTGGCGGAGATCCCGTCGTGGTCGACGAACAGCAGGCCGGAT